ACCACACTTAGACCCTACCAACAAACCGCTATTGACCAAATGCGGACAAGCATTGCCGAGGGCAAAAGACGCTTGATACTCTGCTCCCCGACTGGAAGCGGAAAGACGGTCATGTTTACCTACATGGTGGCACGGGCTTTAGAGAAAGGCAAGCAGGCCATCATCTTCACGGACCGGGTGGAACTGCTCCGGCAATCCAACGGGGCCTTGGACCAGTTCGGTATCAAGCCGACGCTGATTGAGGCCAACCGTACCCGGCTCGATGTTTCAGGGAATTGCTTCATTGCCATGGCCCAAACATTCAGCCGAAGGAAGGACTCTGCTGAATACACGGACCTCTTGGCCCGGATGGACCTCGTAATCATTGACGAAGCCCACAAGCAGACCTTCAACCGTCTGCTGCCATACATCAACCCCAAGGCCGTGGTCATCGGTGCGACTGCAACGCCATTGCGGAGGGGAAAGCAGGAATGCCTCTCCAAGTTCTACAAGGCTCTCCATGCACCGGTTCAGGTGCAGGAACTAATCAGCCAAGGCTACCTGGCCGAACCCACGACCTACGGAATGACGCAGGACCTTTCCGGAATCCGCATGAAGGGCGATGACTACGACACCGAGCAGATGGCCCAACGATTCAGCGAGCGGAAGGTCTTTGCCGGGGTGGTGCAGAACTACGCCAAGGTCTGCCCAGGCAAGAAGGCCATTGTCTTTGCCAGCAACATCGCATCAAGCAAGGAGGTTTGCGAGGCTTTGCAGGGTGCAGGGTTCAACGCCCGGCACGTTGACGGAGAGATGTCAAAGTCCTTACGAGCCGAAACCCTCGCCTGGTTCAAGCATTCCACCAATGGGATCCTTTGCAACTGCGACCTGATGACCACGGGCTTTGATGAACCATCTATCGAGGTCGTCATCCTCTACCGGGCGACTGCGAGCCTTCCCCTGTTCATGCAGATGGTTGGCCGAGGCTCCAGGGTAACGCCAACCAAGACACGGTTCACGGTGCTGGACTTCGGGAACAACGTGCAGACCCATGGATTTTGGGAAACCAGTCGGGAATGGTCCTTGAAGAAGAAACGCAAACGGGAGTCCGCTGGCGTTGGTGGGGTGAAGAACTGCAAGAAGTGCGAGGCCATTATCCCGGTGGCTGCCATGGAGTGCAAGCATTGCGGGTTTGAATATGAGCGAAAGCCAAAGCCTCCAGGGGAAGTCGTAAGTTTGCAGATGCTGACCAAGGCCCAAGGCATGGAAATGGCAAAGCAAAGCACGATGTACCAAAAGGCTCAACTGGCGAAGGCCAAGGTCATCAGCCCGTTTTGGGTGCTTCACAACTGCAAGACCAGGGCCGAGGCCGAAGAGTTTGTCAGTTACATGGGATGGCGGAGGGGTTGGCTTTACCACAACGCAAAACGATTCAAAGTCTTTCAATCATGATGTCCGAGTTCAAACTTCAAGCCGAATGCTTCCAGTGGCACTGGAACAACTTTCCCAACGACCGGGGCCGATTATTCACCGTCAACAACAACGCACCGAATGCTTATGCCGGAAGCGTTATGAAGGCCATGGGCGTGGTCGCAGGGGTCAGCGACATGATATGGCTCTCGCCAACCGGTGCGGTAATGCTGGAGTTCAAAGCCAATAAGGGCAAGCAGTCCCTCTCGCAGAAGTGGTGGCAGTCAGTCGTCCAAGAAGCAGGCTACCGATACGAGGTCATTCGAAGCGTTGAGGATTTTCAAAGAGTGGTTGCAAGTGTGGAATAGATGTGTAGATTTGTGCTATACGCAATCGGATATAATGATGAAACACAAATTTTCAATTAAACGATTCACCATCGCTTTTACCGTCTTGTTATTATTCAGTAGTTGCGAGAACCAACCAACTGACAAAATTTGGTATGGTAATAACGGGATGGTAGTTGAATTAAAATCAACTAACGATAGACAATATGGTAAATGGAAATATATTATCAGAGATGATTTTGGCGAAATATTAATTAGAACAAATGAAGAGTGGAACGTTGGTGATACGTTGTATGTCGGAAAGCATTACCGCTAACCCGATTATGCACAATAAATCATATCGCTTTATTATACGCATTCGGGTATAATGAATGAGAAATCGGTCAATAAGCACCCTTATCGCATATAATGAATGATGAATCATACCGCTTTAGTCAGTTCAAACCTGACAAGGAGCCTACAAATCGTCAGCCTCTGGTCTTACCAAACCTCCCCCAGCGTCAGCCTATAACCTTACCAACCAAACCCCAACCCCATGAAAAACAAAACCGCAAACCTTCTTTATCTAAAGCAAGATGATAATGCTTGGAGAAAATGCAATCATTGTGGCAAGTTCATTTCGTATAAACAAATGGAGGAGAAAAAGGACGTAATGTTTCACTTTATCCCTGATACTGAATTCACAATTGAAGAGGCTTACTGGACTCATAAGCATTGTTTTGTGAAACCACCGTCATCTTACTGACCATTTCGTTGACACCACCAAAATGCTAAACCCCAAACCCATGAAAACCACACCAACCGATTTCCGACGCTGGCAGATTCACATCCGAAAGGAGTGCGTCAACTGCAACCGACCCGACAAATCCGAAACCATCAAGGCTTGGTCCGTCAACTGGACCCTGCTCGGTCGTATCCTTCAAGCCAAAAACGCCTGACCATGGAATGGATTAAATGCTTGGACCGTATGCCGACACCTTACGAGCCAGTCCTGATTTTTACGACCGACATGAATCAAGCCTACGCATGGCTCGGAGATGGACGCTGGTACTACGAGCATCAAACTTGGTTCCTAATTGAAGTTAGCCATTGGATGCCACTACCACCTAACCCGTTTTAACCATGGACCTAATCTCACGAACAATCCTTGGCTACACGGCAGAGGTCGTCGGAGTCAGCCCGGACGACATCTTGAGCGAAGTCAAGACCCAAGAACTGGTCCTTGCTCGAAGCATCTTCGCAGACATCGCCTACTCAGAATACCTCTACACCTACTGCCAAATCGGTCGAATCATCAAGAGGAACCACGCAACGGTCATGCACAACCTCGAAATACTTGCGATAAACATGAGAGCGAGGCCCGACATTAAATTCCTTCGTACACAGGTTTTGAACAGGACTCGGGATTTTTTGCAACATTAACAACAACCCCCTCCATCTTTGCGTCAGTGAACGCAGAGGACACCATTCTCGAACTCTACCGCAGCGGAGAAATCCGCAAGGCTTGCCTCACCATTACGGGGGGCAATCCGCTTTGGAAGGACCTTGAGCAAGAGGTCGTCCTGATTTTGCTCGAAAAAGACCCCGACAAGATTACCAAGATGCAGGTCCAAGGCTACCTGCGATTCTACATCGTTCGTTTGATTATGAACCTGTACCGGGGCAACAACAACCAATTCGCCAAGAAGTACCGTCATCACGACGAGCGGGTCGAGGTTGACCCCGAAACCCAAGAACTGGGCAAGGACTACGACTCCCTGCTCGACGACCTTTGGGCTATTGCCCAGCAAGAGATGGACTCTTGGGCCAAGGACGGAGCGTTCCCGTATGACAAAGAACTGCTGAACCTACTGATGCAGACTGGCAATATGAAGGCCATGAGCCGGGAAACGGGCATCCCGTACCGTTCCATCATTTACTCCATCGAACAGGCCAAGGCCAAAATCAAAACCGCAATCGAAGCCAATGGATATACTGGTCTATCCCATCCTGATTAGTGCGCTTGCGACCCTTGCGGTCGTGGAGTTCCGGGTGCTGCCGGGATGGTTCTACGCTTTGCCATTTGTCAAGCGGAAGCCGTTTTCGTGTATGACCTGCTTTGGGTTTTGGCTTGGGGTTGCCCTGACCCTGCCAACGTGCCAGTGGTACTTGGCTCCAATACTCGGCCTTGCTTCATCTGCCACCGCAATAATTATCCGGGAATGGACCTTCAAATGACCAACGACCAGTTCATCGTGGCCCAAAAGCATCGCAAGTATTGGGACCAATACATCGCATCCCTAACGATGCGCTTACCACCCGATGCGGTTGGGGAACTGCAAGCCATCTTGACCGCTCACGGACGACCACCTACGAATTGGTGGTGTGCGGACTGCGTAAAATCGGCCCTGCAATACATTTACCTGCAAGCGGACCTGTTCCTCGAAGTCAACCAAAACACCATAACCCACTCCCTGAATGCCCCTGCCAATCCCGAACAATAACGAGTCAAGAGAAGGCTTCATCGGTCGCTGCATGAGCAATAACCAAACCAATGCGGAGTTCCCTGATACGGCTCAACGGCTTGCGGTTTGCGGCTCAACTTGGGAGAATCACAAAAGGCAGCAGTTCGAGTCTTATTCGGATTACGGCCAAGAGATTCGGGCCAATGCAAAGAGGGGGATTGAGTTGAACGAACGCAACGGCAACAAGTGTGCGACGCAGACAGGCAAGGTCAGGGCGCAGCAGTTAGCCAACGGGGAAGCAATTTCCCTTGAAACCATCAAGCGGATGCACTCCTACCTGTCCCGGGCAGAAACCTACTACGACAATGCAGACGATACCAGCGACTGCGGTTACATCTCATATCTGCTTTGGGGTGGCAAGTCTGCTTTATCATGGTCAAGAAATAAACTCCGAGAACTTGGCGAACTCGAAGGCGAAGGATGACGAAGCCCAAGTGCAGGCTCGGATGGACTCGTTGATGATGGTCATCACCACCCTCTGCGACTGCATCGGAGCGGTGGACGACTCCAATGCCCCGAACCAGTACGAAGTGAAAATGAAAATCGTAAACAAGATTAGCGACCTAATCGACAAAATCGAATACTAATGGCAGGCCGACCCCCAATTTGGAATACCCCCGAAGAACTATGGGCTGCGTTTGAGCAATACCGAGCCGAGAACAAAGCCAACCCTTACCGGGTGCAGGACTATGTCGGCAAGGATGGGGTCATGGTTTACCGGGACAAAGAGCGTCCGATTACCTTTCGGGGCTTTGAGGGATACCTCGCAGAGAATGGGGTTTGCCATAACCTATCGCAGTATCGAAATGGAGATAGCGACCATCACAAGGAATTCTTATCAATCATTACACGCATAAGGCTGACCTGCGACAAGGATATGCTGGAGGGTTCAAGTGCCGGCGTTTACTCGGCCAACATCGCCTCTCGTCTGCTTGGCTTGGTTGACAAGCAAGAGAACACGGTCCACATCGAGCAACCCCTGTTTGGGGATGGACTTTAAGTACACGACCGCCATCAGGCGAATCCGTCGGATGACGGCCCGGAAGAAGGTCATCCAAGGCGGAACAAGTGCAGGCAAGACCCTCGCCATCCTTGCGGTCCTCATTGACATCGCAGCAAAGAACAAGACCGAGATATCGGTCGTATCCGAATCCATCCCCCACCTACGGAGGGGTGCAATCAAGGACTTTGCCAAGGTCATGCAATGGACGGGCCGATGGGTTGCAGAACGATGGAACAAGACCCTGCTCACCTACAACTTCGCTAACGGCTCGGTCATCGAGTTTTTCTCTGCTGACTCCGAGGCAAGGTTGCGAGGTGCAAGGAGGCAGGTCGTTTACATCAACGAGGCGAACAACATCGACTTTGAGTCCTACTACCAGTTAGCCATTCGTACCAGCGAGGCCATCTACATCGACTTCAACCCAACTCACGAATTTTGGGCGCATACGGAGGTCCTGCCCGAACAGGATGCAGAACTGATAATCCTAACCTACAACGACAACGAGGCCCTGCCTGATACCATCAAGAGGGACATCGAACTAAACCGCACCAAAGCCGAAACGTCAGCCTATTGGGCGAACTGGTGGAAGGTCTATGGCCTCGGTCAGGTCGGGACGCTCCAAGGTGCGATCTACGAGGACTTCGAGGTCGTGGAGGGGATAGATGTCAGCCGTGCGAAATTCGTCGCCCTTGGGCTTGACTGGGGGTTCAGCAACGACCCTACGGCCTTGGTCGCTATCTACCGCCAAGGGGACTGCCTGCTCATCCAAGAACTGCTCTACGCTACGGGCCTGACCAACCAAGACATCGCAGACAAGTTGCGGACGCTGGGCATCACCCGGGCTTGGGAGATAGTGGCGGACTCTGCCGAACCCAAGAGCATTGAGGAAATCTACCGACTTGGATTCAACATCAAGCCAGCGGAGAAAGGCCCGGACTCGGTCAGGAACGGGATAGACATCCTGAAACGCTTCAAATTGCAGGTAACCAAGGATAGCACCAACCTTATCAAGGAACTGCGGTCCTACACTTGGGCTACGGACAAAGAAGGTAAGAACACGGGGGTCCCCATTGACTCGTTCAATCACGCCTGCGATGCGATGCGATACGTGGCCCTCAACAAGTTAAGAGTCAGTAACTCGGGGAAGTACGTTGTGGTGTAACTTTGCCCTATGAACATCGGAAACATCATCGACCTGCTAATCGAAATCGGCAAGACGGTTGCAGCCGTTTTCTTCATCCTCACCCTTCTAACCATCCTTTGGACCTTATGAAAGTCGTCCACTACTACCACATCTACTGCGGAGGCAACTGGCAGTTAATCCTCAACCAACATATGATGGCGGTCTGCAATTACGGCCTTATCGGAGTCTTGGACGAGATTCGTGTCGGCATCGTCGGTCCTCCCGAACAACGCAAGGCGGTCAAGGAGGTGCTGGAAGGCTCGATGGTTGCCGATAAGGTCAAGGTCGTTGTTACCCGAACCAACGCTTGGGAGCAGGCTACGTTGACTGAAATGTACCGGGCCTCGCAGGAAGAGGAAGCCGTGTACCTGTACGCCCATACCAAGGGGGCTGCGAATCCATCCTTGACAACCCAACTATGGGGCAGGTCCATGCTGTTCTTCAACGTCGTGGCTTGGGAACGCTGCTTGCAACTGCTGGAAGGAGTCGATGCCGTAGGCTGCCATTGGATAACCAAGGAGCAGTTCCCTCACATGGCTGACCAAAACAACCCGGAAGGTTACCCCTACTTTGGAGGCAATTTTTGGTGGGCCAAGTCGAGCCACATCAAGGAACTCGGTGAGCCGAAACGGGAGCAACGCTATCAAGCCGAGCATTGGATTGGCAAGAAACCCGACACCAAGGTCTTTGATTCCAACCCCGGCTGGCCTTCACCTGAACGCTTTGTCATAACTTTTTAGCATGAAAAAACACATCGACCAACTCAAAGCCTTGGACTACTCGCACATTTACACGACTGCGGTGGACCACATCATTGAAATCTACGAGGAAGCCAAGAAGCACAAGGGAGGTCACGCTTTAGAACTGGGTTCCTACCTCGGACACTCGACGCTCGCTATCGCCTTGGCTGGGCTTGACGTCGTGGTTTACGATACCGACACAACCGTAGAAGACAAACGCAAAGCCCTCCTGTCCAAGTTCAAGGTGGAATGGAACAACCAACCGAGCCACATGGCTCTGCAAGAGGTCAGGACTTTTGACTTCATCTTTCACGACTCCGACCACGGGGACGGCATGATTCCTGAAATGGTCGAACTGTTCAACAAAGCCCTCAACCCCGGTGGGACGATGGTCATCCACGATGCCGAACTGCTGACGATGGTCAACCTTACGAGCCAACTGCAACCACACGAAGCCAAGGGGTCAACGGACCAACGAGGCAGAATGCTTTTAACTCTTTACAAGAAATGAAGGCAAAAACTTACATTTTCTGCCACGATACCGACATCGTGAAGCAATGCGAAGCCGAGGGAAGGTTCAGGGACTTCTTTCCCTACACTTGGGTCATGCTTGGGTTCAAGGACTTTGACGGCATGGCTGAGTTTGACCATATCGTTGCAAGAGATGAACCCGACAACATTGAGAGCCATCGTAACCTCGTCGCTTGGACGGGGTGGTATGCTTTAGCCAAGAACGGCTACATCAAGCCGGGCGATGTCGTGAACCTGTTCGAGTACGACTTAACCAAGACAGGCGACTTTGACCAACGAGCCTACTGCGCTTACTTCCGAGTCCCTGTGGACGTTGTGCCTTACTGGTCGTGTGGCGATAACTACGAGCCACACATTAAGCAACTGACCGGAAGGGGTGCAAAGGAGTTCTATCAACCCGTCGTGCCTGTAACTTCCAATTACACGCTGACTTGGGACGATTCCTACCTTGACCTAACCATCGCTTGCATTGAGCAGGACTTGGTCGCTATTCCCCACGTCGGCCACATCCTTGAGCGAGCCTACTCGCAGAGGTTTGCTGACATCCCTTACAACGTGGCTGCATTCAAGCACGCCTTCGCTAATTCTCACGGGTTCTGATATGTACTTGGTCGGGGTCAACTACGCAACGAGCGAGTACCTTCCAGCAGCGAGGGCGCAGGCTAACCAGTACCCTTTCCCGATCACAACGACCGAGGACGAGAAACGTGAAGGCAGGGGCAACAACTGGTGGAGGTGGAAGCCTCAAATCATCCTTGACGCTCTCTTTGACTTGCAGGAGGACGAAGCCCTGCTTTACTTGGATGCCCAAGACCTGCACGGGGATGGCTGCTTTGAGTTTGCGAAGCAATACTTGCAAGACAACCCCATCCTGTTGCATCAAAACTTCCACAACCATATCTCATACACCAAGGGCGACTGCTACGCTTTGATGGACTGCCTTCAATTCTTCAACGAGAAACCGATGCAGATAGAGGCAGGGTTCCTTGGACTACGCAAGACCGACTTCACGATTGACCTCATGTACGAATGGTCCAAGTGGCTCCACGTTGACAAGGCCGTGAATGACGACCCAAGCGAGTATCCGAATCATCCGTCCTTTATTGACCACAGGCACGACCAAAGCATCCTGACCAACCTCGCCCTGCTTAACGACCTGCCTATGGTTGTCGTTCCCGAAATTCGCTGCAATTCAAGACCTAAGTTATGGCTATGAAACTCCAAGACCTCACCATTGACCAGTTCCAACGCATCGGAGCCATTGAGTTCAGCAGCGTGCTGGGAGATTACGACAAGCGTGCAGGGGTCGTCGCAATCGTTGAGGGGGTGGACATATCACTTGTCCGAGAGATGCCCGCCAAGAGCGTCCTAAAGCGTTACAAGGCTATTATCAGCGAGTGGAACGCATTGCCTGCCCTTGGGTACAAACGAAAGTTCAAAGCCGGGGGCAAGTGGTGGATTCCGACCGTGTTCACGGATGAGTTAACCGCTGGGCAGTTGATAGAACTCATGGACGCAAACACCACGGACGAAAAGCAACTGCTCCAAAACCTCCACCGCATCATGGCTACTCTATGCCGGGAAGGCGGTTTCATGGGGTGGTTTCCAAAGAAGTACGACGGGGCTGCCCATGCGGAGCGAGCCGAACTGATGAAGAAGTACGCTAAAGTCGGGGACGTTTGGGGGGTTGTTAGTTTTTTTTTGCTAAGTTCAGAATCCTACTTGAAAGTTTTGAGCGACTATTCCAAGCACCTGATGACGAAGGCAGGGGAGTTGACGTAAGTCCGCTTGCAGGCTACGGTTGGCTGATGGTGGTGTGGCGGATGGCAAACAAGGACGTTCTCAAGTTCGATGCCATCTTCGCAATGAAGGCGGTGGAGTTCTTGAACTATGCCCTCCTGATTCACGATATTTTGGAGGCGGAGAGGATGGAAGCGGAAAGGGCAAGGCGCAGATAGACACTATCCGGCACGGGTTACATTTACCCACATGGAAACAACCATCCTCGCCAATGGTAAGCCCGTAGGCAAGTTCGGCAGCGGTTCGATGAAGGGCATCGACCAAACCGCTTTGGAGGGGATTGGTTCAGTTGTCGGACCCAAAGGTGGAGGCAAGTCGCCAACCCACGACGTGCTGGTCAAGTGGATTGAACGGGTCATCGAACTTGCGAAGAAAAACCTCGAAGCAGCCAACGCCAACGCAGGGGGAACGCTATCGGCATCCATCGCACCCGAAGACATCGAACTATCCGCAAAGCAAATCGTCGTGGCTATCATGGCCAACCCCTATTGGAAGTATGTTGACCAAGGGGTGCGAGGCAAAACGTCAAGTGCAAAGGCTCCGAGGTCGCCATTCCAATACAGGGACAAGTTCCCACCTGCTCAAGCGATGGCCGATTGGATTGCAAATAAGGAAAAACCCGTTGTGCCAACCTATTCACGCAAACTCAAGCGGATGCGGACGAAGCAGGAGCAGGGATTAGTGGATGGTAGGTCGGTAGCCTATTGGGTATTCCAACGAGGAACACGGGCCACGAACTTCATGTCTAACGCCCTATCCCCCGAAATGATTCAGGTCCTGACCGAGAATATCGCAGAGGTCCTTGGCAAATCCATAAGCGTAGCAACCAAACTATAAAATGGCAACAACCGTCCTTTCTGGGTCGCCCCAAGTGGCAACCCCCGTGTACAACAAGATGCTCTTCAAGGTCAGCGGTTCGCTGACTGCACAACCCAATTACAGGTACGTCTGCGATGTCAAGAACCCAGCAGGGACCACCCTTGCACGGCTCAAGTGCGACAAGTTACCGACAACCAGTTACGGCTTCTTTGACGTTGCCAAGGTCGTTGAAACCCTGATAACTCCCACCAAGCCATCGCTGACCCAAACAAGCTTTGTTGACCACGCTGGCTATTATTCGGGATACAGGCTCGACTTCATGGAAGAATACGGCAACACTCCAGTCGTGCAGACGGGAACGGTTACTACGTTGTCGGGGAATGTTTCCTTTGCTGGAAACTTGGAGCAGTTAGAACTTGCGACTTGGAGCGGTGGTTTGTACTTTCCGAGCGGTGCTATCGTCAACGACACAACCCGAATGCTGACAACCCCGACGACTCGCACCGTCTATGCGGACGGCTACGGATGGCTTTCCATCGGGCAGTTCAACTACGGGGTCGAGAAGGCTTACATCCAATACTGGAGTGCAACAGGCGGGACCTTTGCAAGGCAGTTCGATGTTTCTGCATCAGGCACGTCGGGTTCGACCGTTATCCGCTTCGGGGTCGGGCCGATGAACCTCAAAGCCCTCACGTCGGGGCAATGCTCGGACGGTAACCCCGGAGATTACCTGTTCCAAGGCAATGCAGGGGACTTCTACGACGTTTACTTTCAAAAGGGGTCAAATATCACGATTCGTCAACGCTACATCATCGGGCAATGTCAGCGATTCAACTCCATCCCTGTCCATTTTCAAAACAAATACGGAGGTATTGATTCCTACACCTTCACGCTGAAGAACCGCAAGCGGGCCAACATCAGCAGGCAGACCTTCGGGTACAACTCGGACGTTTATGCTACTACAACCTATGACAAAGTTTGGGCAGGTGAGTTCGACTACGTTTACGCCCTCAATTCCGATTGGCTGACCGATGCCGAGTCGGCTTGGCTGATTGAGATGGTCAGGTCGGGGCAGGTATGGCTTGAACTGGATGGGCAACTCGTTGAGG